TCTGGGACAACCACGAGGTTGATTCGCCCAGCTGGCCGTTGAGCCACTGGGCCAGCGGCGCGCTGATCTGCTGCGAAATGATCCCGGCCGTGATCTGCTTTGCGATGGTTTCGCCCAGCGATTCGAATGAGTCCAGATTGCCCGCATAGAGCGCATCAGTGGCCGCCGAGGTGAACCCCGACAGCGCATTCCCCACGATGCCCTCGGTGCGCTTGGCGACGTTGCCCACTTCATCCAGATAGTTGGCGATGGCCTCGTTCGCGCCGACGAACCAATCCGATTGCTGCTCACGCCGGCGGCGCCAGAAGTCGGCATCCAGCTCAAGCGCTTTCTGGTTGGCGTCGTTGATGATCTGCAGGCGGCGCGCATATTGCTGTTCCAGCTCCGCATTCCATTTGCCCGCCATCTCCAGCAGCTCGCGGTTGTTGCGCAGGTCGTTGCGCTGGCCCTGGTAGCGGTCATTGATCTGGTTTTGTGCCGTGTTGCGGTCGCGCCATTGGTTGCCTAGGCCCATGCCGTCCAGCTCGCGCTGATAGCGGTCGCGGCTCAACTGCAGGTAGTCTTCCATCGACTGGGAGAGCGCCCTGTACGAGGCCTCCAGTTGGCGATTGGCCGCCTCCTCCTGCAGGGTCGAGATGGCCACGTCCGTGGCCGCCTTGGCCCGGATCTCGGCAATCTTCCCGACGTTCTGGGCGATCTTCTTGTCGTTGTTGATCTTGTCCGCACCGGTGGCCGACTGCTTTGCGTAGCGCTGGTTTTCTTCCTCCAGCTCACGGATCTGCAGCGCGGCGTTGTCCTCCAGGAACTGGCGCTTTTGCGCGTAGTAGTCACGCTCGCTGACCAGGCCGGCGGCGCGCTGCGCATCGAGCATGCGTTCGGCGTTGCCCTGTGCGGTGGTCAGCTGGCGATAGCGGATCTGGATGTCGGTGATGTCTGCGGAGAGGTCGGCCTTGGCAATGCGAGCCGCGCCCGCACCACCGCCCTTGTTCTTTTTGGCGTACTCGTCCTGCGCATGCTTGATACGGGCATCGATGTCCTTCTGCTCGACGCCGGCGGCCGCGCCCTCATTGCGCAGGCGCAGGATCTCTCTGCGCAATTTCTCCTCATCGGAGAGGTACTTGACACCCTCTTTATCCCAGGCAATCAAGGCCTTGCGGCGCTCTGCGTCCCGGGCCGTGGCAGCCGAGGCATCTGCCTCGACCTTGGCCTGCTCCTGCAGTGTGGTCAAGGTTGCCTTGGCCGCCGCCAGCTGAGCGGCAAACCGGTCCGTCTGGTACGCACGCCCACCCGTCGCCTGCAGAGCCTCCAGGCTTGCCACGGTCTGGGCCTGCTTTGCGACCAGTGCCAGGCCTTCCTGCTTGCGCCCCACATTGAGGAGAGCATCCACCGCTTCGCCTATCGCTCCCTTGACCCCGCGCCACGCGCGCTCGATGGTGCCCAGATTCGCCTCCATTTTTCCCGCCTGGTCGTTCAGCGAGTCGGCGAACTGGTTCTGAGCCACACGCGCCGCCTCGACGGTTCGGCCCTGCTCCATCAGCGCCTTGATCTGCTTGTAGGTAGCGTCGGTCAGGAAATTCATCTGCTCATTGAGCTTGATGGAGGCATCCAGAGGATCTTTCTTCAAGTCCGCAAAAGACTTGGCGATCTTGTCCACAGACTCGCCAGTGACGCGGCTGAAGCGCACTGCGGCCTGGGCGTTTTTCTCCAGCATGTCGCCGTAGGTGGCGTTCTGCGAGACCAGGGCAGTCAGGGCCTCTGCGGCCTGCATCTGCGTGCCCACGGATGCATCGATGTGCTGCGCCATCACCTGCAGCTGGCCGGCGGTTACACCCATGGCGCTGCCTGTCGTCACGATGGCCGAGCGATAGGCATCCAGCTCGGCAGTGCCCTTGTTGTAGAGGTAGATGAGCGCCGCAGCGGCTGCAGCCGTCAGCGTAAAAGGGTTGACCAGACTCAGGATGGTGGACCCCAGCGCTTTGGCCGCGCCCCCGATGCTGCCGAACATATCGCGCAGCTGCCCACCCTGCTGCAGCAGCACCGTGAGGGGTGCCTGCCCACCCTGAAGGCTGACCACGATGTCCGTGATCTGCGCAGGCACGCCGCGCATGGCGGCATTGATCTGCTTTTGCGACATGGCAAACTGGTTGCCGTTCGCCTGCGCGGCGGCACTGGTGGCCGCCAGCTGCTCGCGCAGGTACTTTTGCACCTCGCCCGTCGTGCGCGTCTCGATGCGGAATGCGGTCATCCCCTCTTTGCCCAGCTGCAGGGTGTTGACCTGGCGCAGCATCTGCTCGGCGGCACGCCGCTGCGCCTCGGTCATGCGGCCCAGCTCCTGCTTGACCGCTTCAGACGCGCCCTCGAACCCTCGCATCTGCCGTTTTGCGGCCTCAATGCCGGTCTGCATGTCATCGGTGTTGACCACGATGTCAACCCGCGCAGTTCCAATGGTTTCCGCTGCCATGAGACACCCCAGAAAAAAGAAAAGCCCCGCAGCTGCTGCCACGGGGCTTGTGAATGGTCGCCAGCGATCTTGCGCTGGGGTTATGCAATCAGTGCGTCATGGGCTGCTACCGAATCGAGCGCGGAAATCGCGTTCCAGTTGCTCGCAGGTACTGGCAGCCAATCGTGCGGCGTCAGGCTCCAGAGACTGCCGCGCCTGCTCTTTGCGGCACAGCTCAATCACGTCTCGCTGACGGCGCTTTTCCTTGCCTTCTGGTGTATTGCCTATGCAGGAGCCAACGAGAAACAAAATCACGAACAGGCCCACCGGGAGGCCAATGATCCATTTCCAGATGCTGCCCTTTTGCTCTGAAGGCGGAGCTACTGGGGCGGAGGACGGTGCACCCGCTATGGGTGCACCGCACTGCGGACAGGCCGCCGCCTTATCGCTCACCATCTTGCCGCATTCCTCGCATGCGATCAGTGCCATACGCCCCTCCATGATGAAAGCGGGCATGGTAACTGACCCATTCACCCGGCCTCGGCAGAGATCTTCAAAGCCTCATCCTCGATCACGCCCAGGGCCCACAGTGCATAGTCATATGCCTCCTCAGACACGCGAAGACGGTCCAGTTCGTGCAGGAAGACATTCATATCCAGCCCGACAGCGCCAGAGGCGCCCACGCGCCACTGGCTGCTGAAGCGCCGGTATAGGTTCAGGGCCAGAGCATTCTCCGGCAAGGGGTAGACGGGTGGCGGCTTCGGCTGGTCGCTGACCATCAGCCCGAACTCGGCAAGCTCAGCAGCCGAGGGGGGCTTGTAGTACAGCGCCCGCGTGGCCGCTATCAGTTTCCCTTGCGTGTCGCCGTCAGCGCCTCGCCGTAGCCCGTGACAATGGCCCAGTCGATGCCCGGCATGTCCTGCATGATCGCGCTCACGCCCTCCAGGGTGAGCGGCCTGTCCGCGTTCCATTCCTTGAAGATCTGGAGCACGGCCGCAGCGGACTTGATGCTCCCGTCCGCAAGACCTGCAAAGAGTGCCTTGTACTCGTCGTGGGACATGTGCACCATCGTGCCTTCCAACTTCTGCTCACGCCCCTTGCAGACGATGGTGATGCTTCCCAGGAAGGTGGCTTCGGGGATAGTGGTGAATACCGCCATGAGATCAAGCCTCGTAGCGGGTGAACTTGCCAGCCATGGAGAACGTGGCAGTGTTCTGCATGTTCTCGTTCATGGTGAGCGAGGGGTCTGCGTCGAAGGACGGATAGACCGGGTAGTAGATGCTCGCCCCGTTGGGGAGGGCTGCGCGCAGGACGATCAGTTCGGCCTTCTCATCCAACTTTTCAAGCGCCGTGTACCACGCCTTGGCCGGGTCGTAGTCCAGCGTCAGCGTGAGCACCTTGGCGTTCTTGAACGTTGGGCGCTGCTTCTGCGTCCTGGTGCGGTCTTCCAGGTACTGCCAGTTGTAGAACTGCTGCTCTCCACCCGACTTGGCCGAGCTGGTGACCTGGGACAGCTGCACCCAGGTATCCACGGCCAGCAGAGAACCTGCGCCGGCGCCAGTGCCCGGGGTGTAGATGTCATCGTCCGTGGTGTCGATGCCGTCGAGCGTGACCTCTCCAGCCGTGGAGCCGGACGCACGGGCCACGCGGCCATCGATGCCGGCCCAGTTGCTGTTGATCAGCGCGATGGCCCCAGCCGCCACGGTGCCGCTGGCCAGGGTTGCAACTGCCGGCATGGCGTTGGAGATCTCCGATACCGCCACGGCGGTCTCGAAACCAGTGGACACCGAAAAGATGGTGCCGTTGGGAAACATGGAAGACATGGAAGAGTTCCTTTCAGACGAAAAAAAACCGCCTGAAGGCGGCCGGTTGCACAAGGGGCGGCATCAGGTGTCCCGATGCCAGAAGTAAAAATCCTGCCGCGTTCCCCGCAGCTTGGTGGCCTGGTCGTAGACGCTGGAGAACGCCCCCAGCGCTTCCGAGACAAGCTCGCTTTCGATCAGCACCTGTTCGACCTGCAGGGCAATGGCCGTGGCCTGCGTGCGCCGGTCGTCCCAGACGTTGATCTGTATGCGCGCATGCCGGTGGTCCGGCAGCCGCTTTTCCAGGTACTGCCTGGCGCGGCCGCCCGTCTGCTCGTAGGTGATGTAGGGCTTGCCCGCATGGTCGGGCGCAAGGTCGGGATAGATCCGCCCGCCCACCAGCGGCCCCAGCAGTTGCACGATGCGCTCATTGAGCGTTGCCATTCGGTCCTCCTCCTCCAGCGATCTCGCTGATCAGCTCCTGCCAGCGCTCACGCCCTCGGCGCATCATGGCCGCCTGCGCGCTGGCGGTAGTGGCCTCGTAGGCCGAGCGCAGGAACGATTGACCGGGGATGTATTTGGGCACCGGCAGGCGCTGGGTCTTGTCGGTCCAGAACCTGCCCAGGCTGTCCACGCGAACCTTGTAGATCTGCATGTACCCAAATTCCACCAGGTGGCCATGCGGCGCTTTGCGCCCGTTCCAAGTGACCGAATAGCGCGCCTGGTTGGTGCCCTGGGACTTGGTCTTGTAGGCCAGGTAGATGGCGCCGTACAGCACATCGGTGCGCAGCGGTACGCGCTGCTTGGCCTCGTCGCGGATGACCTTGCCACCTGCCACCGCCATGGAGCGCGCCAGGCTGACGCGCGCGGCCTCGCCCAGTTTGTCCAGGTTGGCGAAGACTTCGGACATGTCCGTGGCCATGCCCGCGCCCTTGGCAGCCCGGGCGCGGTCGCGCGCAGTGACGAGGTTGCGGCCGTTAGCCATTGTTGGCCCCCGTGGCCACCACCAGATCCGTGTGCTCGCGCCGCGCCTCGTCGTGAACAACCTGGCGGATCTCGTAGACCACGCCGGCGCCCACCGCACGCATGCCGGCGGTCAGGCCTGGCCGGTACGGCGTGCGTATGCTGTACTGCACCCGGCTGACTTCCTGGGCCGCCGCAACGAACTCGCCCGCGATCTGGCCCAGGCCGGAGGGCGCACGGATGTTTCCCCAGACCGCGATGACATCCTGCCAGCCGTCCAGGGGCTGGCCATCGCCATCGACGCCAGGGGCGCGCTGCTGGATGAGAAACCGGCGCTTGTATGCTCCCGCCCCCATCTC